AGTGCGCCACTGGAAGCGGTGTAGGACAGCACGTAATAGGTGGTGCCAGCATCAATCGGGGAAGGCAGCGTACCGGTGCCAGAGCCGCCGGTTTGGCTGTTGACAACGCGAAACTTGACGGGATCACCAACCTTGAAGTTCAGATAAGTCTGAACCGTGATGGTATCGCTTCCGGCATTCACACCAGATTCACCAAAGGTGCCGGTGGTGCCAGCGGGTTTGTAGTAGAGGGCGCCGGACGTACCGGACAAAACAGTAACAGCCATGTTGAACGGTAGTGGCTAACGTCAGTCTAGATACGCTTCAAATGTAATCGTTACTTGAGTTTGGAAGTAAGGCTCCGGTGATGCTGGCGTCACCTGCGCGGGACCAGAAGCAGCATCAAAAATAATGCTGCTCAATTTGATGCGATCAAACAAATCTTTCAAGCGTTCAGCAATGGTGTAATTAGCCGCTGCACCTTGGCCTTGTGGTGTAAATACATTCAAAACCAGCGTTCCAGTTTGGCGATTAAAGCCAGTGCTAGGGCCTAGCAATGTGGCGTAATTATTGTCGCCAAAACGAATTGATGCTTGCACCCATGGTGCATTGTTGGGTGGTGTGAACGGTACGTTTTGATAGCTGACTGGATAAGCAGGGCTTAGCGCCATTTGCGTAGCAATGCGACCTTCAATTGCCGCGCGGATGTCGTTGTAGGTGCTGCTCATGATTGCCTGCCGATGCGATCAGCGTTGACGCGCACAAATTGCTGGATGTCCTTTGCGACGCCTTGCACCCAACCTGCTGGCGCTTGACGGCTACTGCCATTGGCAAGCTTCTCTGCATAGGGCAAATTGTTGTGCACGCTGTAGATATTGCCAACGCGTTCTTGGCTGTAGCCGATGCGATCCAATGGTGGCACACCACTGTATTGCCCTTCAGGCTTTTCACCACCTGGCGCTGCATTTTCGCCAACCTGCCAACTAACGCGAAATCGCCCCGTATCAACTGGGCTGGCTTGTTTTAGCCGTGCATCGGTTTCAAGCACCGCAACACGCAGCAACTGTTCAAGCTGCTGATTGCAGTAATCACCCATTTGCGACAGCCGGATTTGACGCGTCATTATGCCCTCAGAATCAATTCATAAGTAATAGCGGTGTTGTCCTGTTCGATCGTATTAACCTGCACCACTTGGTAGGTAATGTTTTCAATAATTACCTCTTCCGATGTCGTTGGTGGAAAAACAATATCGGCTGCAGCAATCAGCAGTCGTTTGTCGTTTGCTTGGATAAGATCATTCACCTCACGCAGGCTTACATCTTCCAGCACGCCGCGCACCATTGCATCGGTGATCGCTTCACTGGCAGTGCCGGTTGCTGGGTTGTATGCGCCAGTAGTGACACGGCGGATTGTTGCACTGCCGCCAAAGCGACTCATCAGCTTTGATGCAACTTTTCGTAGCGGTCCGGCAAGTGTCATTATGCAACCTGTGCTGCAGTCAGAATAATGCCCGGAATTGATGGGTGTGCTGGCGCTGATGCCGATGCTGGCAACGATTGAATACTTGCCGCCACGTTAGTGGTAGACCACACAAGTTCTAGATAATCATTTGCAACTAATTTAAGCATGTAATTAACAGTGCCAATTACATGGCCATCAACGCCACCATGGCTGCTGATAATACTAAATTTGCTATCACTGGCCGGGACATCACCACTGGTGCCACTGTCGTTTTTGCGCAACCATATGTTGATGTCGTGAATAGCAGTGTCCGTGTTTACAAATTGCGCTGAATAAGTGATGGTATAAACACCACTTCTTGCAAATGTTATCCGAGTGCCAGATACAATGCTGATCCCTCTGCTGTCGGGATCAGTTGTGTTTAGCCCAATCAAATATTCGGCGTTGGCTGAAGCCGCGATTTGATCTGTGGTGTCATAAAATGACCCCCACAGCATTTGATTGCGTACAGTATCAAGTCGGCTTGTAAATGGATTGAGCTTAAACGCCATTGCTCAACTCCTAGTTACTGTCAACAGATTATTGTTGCCGTCATATGTCATCGTCAGCACGGCAACAACCTTGCCACTTGCGCCACCACGCTTGTAGGTGGCAGTCAGCAAATTATTTGCACCATCGTAGGTGTTGACGATATAATCATGCGTTGGAATTTCAAGCCCATCACGGCTTGTTGCATCACCACCGCCAAGAAATACAATGGCCATAATCAAATCTTGTAAGCAACAACTTTGCCGCTGGTCAGTGTGATGCTTGTGAACACACCATTGATGCTGTCGCCAGCCTTCAGCGGCACTGCGCTAAAGGTATTGCCGGTCTGGTTTTCAATGGTGGCGGTATTGATCACCGCATCAGCCAATGCGTAGATTTCCCAGAACCGTCCGGTATGGGCAACAGTGTCATCAATGTATTCAAAACCGATGGCGTAGGCGCGATCCATGGTCAGCTCCGCTTGATGGCAACGTTACCCGGTCCACTGATTCTAAGGCCAATCAAATAGCGTTCAATAATAGGTGGAATCTTGTCGGCGCCAACTGCGCCATAGCCAAGATTGGGCGTTACATCAATGCTGCCGATTTTTACATTTTTGTAATCCTCAAGACCGCTTAGGCCAAGCCCATCTGGGTTGTTGTGCAAATAAACGGCCATGATGGCCTGTGCTTTCTTAATTTGATCTGGGATTTCTGTGTCCGTGAAATAATCCGTTGTGAGGCGGAACGGAAATCCAACGGCGTAGGTATTAATGTAAGTGTCTGGCTTGCGGACACCTGTTCGTGGCCATTGAAGTGCTTGGGTATCAGTTGCACGGGCACCCAGATACCGCTCACGATCCAAACGCTGAGCAGCGGTGTACAAAGCACGGTTCTTCTGATCAGTGGTTGCAGAAGCCCATGCAGTTACATCCGCGTCCTGCACTAGGCCATCAATGATTGCCTGCGCATCATTCAGCGCCAGGTAGCTGTTGGCGTTTGCGCCCCCTACTGTTGCGTCGATCGTAATTGCCATCAGTAGGTGGCTCCGTTAAATCCAGTGTAGGAATGGGCTCTGATATAGAAAGAGAGGCCACCGCATTAGCGGCAGCCTCACGATCACGCAGTCGCCGGAAAGCGAACAGCCCCATCAGACGCGCTTGAGCAGCACGGTGACGATCACACCAGCCAGGGTGGTGGTGGTGCCGGTCACATCAAGGGACAGACGATCACCTGCTTCCAGCACCAGATTGGCGCTGGTGCCGGTCAGGGCAGGGGTTTGCTCAGTGAGAGCAGTGCCCTTGAAGTCGATCTTGGTGGTGCCAAGCAGGTCATCACCAGCGGTGGCAGCTTCAGTGCCTTGGCAACGACGAATCGTGCCAGATACTGCAGAACCATCGTTGCCGGCAGTGGCGTGCACCTCGCGGACAGCCACCACTTCGCATTTCACCGGAGCGGTGAAAAACTGCACATCAGCCACCGAAGAGGCGATGTAGTGAGTAGCAATGAGATACTGCTCAGTGCTGAGTTCAAACTGGGAAGGTTGTGCCATGGTTCGTTACCTCAATAGTTGGAGGTTACAGTACCGCGCACGATACCAATGTTCTTGGTTTCGTACACCTTCGTCCAGTTGCCCACAGTAGCCAGTTGGGCTTGGGTGGGATTGGTGGTGGAAACATTCCACTTAGCACCAACCGGGTGGTAGGTGTAGTGAAGGTCGATCGACATGGCATCACTCTTGGCGAGGATGTCACGATCGGTTTCGGTTTCCATCGCCATCTGTTCACCGCTGGCGATTGCGCCTTGGGTGAAGAAATAGACGGGATAGTTGGTGCTGCTGGGTGCCAGATCGTCGGAAACGATCACACGCAGACCCATGTAGGTCGGCACAGACACTTCACCGTAAGCACCAGCAATGGTGCCGCCGGATTGGGTGGTGGTGGTGCCACGTGCATCAGCGGTGCTGACGTAATCAATGGCTTTGCGCTCTACGAGGTCGTAATAGACAGCAGAGTGCATTGCCACGGCGGTCAGCTTGTCGCCTTGATCACCCAGCAGGCTGCGGGCTTTGGCCACCTGACGGGGACCAAGAGCGGTCATGCCGCTGGTGTCAAAACGCAGTGCGCTGAAAGCAGGGCTATCGGAACCGGTCAGGGCACCGAACACACCTTCAAGGCACTTGATCAGATCCTTCTGGCGTTGGTTGGCGACATAATCAGCCACCTTGGCGCCAATGGCGGCCATGGGATCGGAACCAGCAGCAAGAGCAGCCAGGTCGCGTGCTTCCCATGCACGACCACGGTGCAGGATCACACCAACTTGCTTGTCAGCGGTGATCTTGCTAGGCGACAGGCTGGTGCTGTCGGTCAGCACCTCAAAGTCACCAGTCAGATTGGCCTTCCAGAAAGGCACATTAACGAAGTCACCGCCCTCGGTGGCATTCAGCTCGGCCATGGGCTGCACCACACCGGAAGCCAGGAAGGCATCACGCAGAGTGGTTTGCTCAATGACGTACGGCGTAAATACCTCGGGGATGATGACATCAGAGCGAAGAGTCGCCATGATGAATCCTCAGATGGTTTACGGATGTGGGCGCAGCCCTATAGCACCAGCGCAGCCGGTTGCTGATAGCTTAACGCCCTGCTGCTGCTTTTAGACGTTCGTAGAGGTCACGATCTGTACGGTAAAGACGTGATTGTTCAGTTAGGTTGAACGAATCAGGCGCAAATGGATTCTTCATGCCCGCTGGCATGTCATTACTTGCGCGGCCAATAGGTGCACCACTGCCTTGCGGCTTGGGTTGCTTTTGCATCCATGCCGGAAGAGTTGTCTTTGCCCATTCAGTTACTGGCGTGCGCTGATAGCCATCAACGACAACAACGGTGCCATCCGCTTCGCGTTCAATTTGATCTGCATTCAGCTTGGTCTTAAGAACCAGCTCTGGATCATGAACGATTTCCGCCAGTGCTGTCACTGCAGGTGACACCAGCTCCAATTCCTTGACGCGTGCTTCTAGTTCAGCAATGCGCTGGTCTTTTTGTGCTGTTGCTTCACGGAACTGCTGTTCTAGCTGCTGCCGCGCTTCGGTGTATTTGCCTTGCGATTCAAGCTGCTGCTGTTCATAGCTGCGCTTGAACTCAAGCAGTTCATCAACATTGACGCCATCAGGCACCTTAGGTGCTTTTCTGGCTGCTCGCAGTTCAGCAATCAGCTCTTTGTTTTTCGCTTCAAGTGCTTCAACGCTGCGCTGCAGCACATCAGCATCAACGGCAGGAGTCGCAGACTCCAGTTCTTCAGACATGGATAACCCGCAGGGTTAATTGCCTGTTCAGATTACCTTATCCCTTGCGTTTTGGCTTTTTGGCAGTTTTAGCGGCAGCCTTAAATGCTGCAGCCGTTGGGCGGCCTTCTTCTCCTTTACGTGCCATGCGTTCGTCGCTACCAGCGGCGATGCGTTTGCGTTTGGCGTGGATGTTGGCGTAAAGGCCCGGTTTCTTCTTAGGCATCACTTTTTCTTGCGTGCTTTACCGGCTTCACTCAATGCTATTGCAATCGCTTGCTTTCTGCTTTTTACTTTTGGACCCTTGCCCGGCCCTGGTTTGCCGCTTTGGAGTGTTCCCCGCTTGTACTCGCCCATCACCTTGGCTACCTTTTTGTCCGCTTTGGTTTGTTTCTTCGCCATTACGCCATTCCGTTACTGCAGAAAGCTTAGACATGTCAAGCGTGGCCCAATACTGGCTGCCGTCTTCACGCTGGCATAGCACTGCTTGAACCCATGCCTCACCGACCAATGCTTGCACGGGATCACTGACAATCAAGCCATGCTGAAAATGACGAAGACTAGGCAGGTCCATAACGCGCACGCAGTTGATCTAACGTTAGCTCAGATCCATCATCACGGACTAATTTTGCAATGGCATCAGTTGGGCCATATTTGTCCGCCAGCCTGCGAAAGTAAGGCGCTTTACTGCCCAATGCTTGTTGTTGACGC